AGGCGCTAAAGTTTTAGGCTTGGTAGATAATACAATTACTGTAAGACCATATACATATTACGGCTTTGATTCTATTACTCCAATAGAATTTGGAGGAGATCAATGGAATATCGTTTCGTTATCTACAGACTTTAATTCAGAAATAGCTGGTTTTAATTCTACGATTAATGCAGATACAGAATTTGCAGTCGGAAAAATAACAAACGTTAAAATAATAGATTCTGGCTATGGATATATTAACGGCATTGAAGCTAACATTATAGATCCGGCTGGGAATATAGCAGCAAAGGGTATTATATCTGCCAAAAATCAAGGATCTACTGGCGGATTTTGGTCTTCTTTGAATTCTCATTTGAATGGATACATCAAGACGGCAGCTGCAGACGGTATAGATGAATATTTCATATCAGGAAAGTTTATACACGACAGCGATTACTATCAAGAATATTCTTATGAAATACAATCAAAAATTGGAATCGAAACTTATGAAAAGCCGCTTAAAGAAATAACTCATGTCGCAGGAACAAAGGTGTTTGGTAAATTCAACTTTGAAGAAGAATTGAAAATTGTTCTTTCTTCTGATATAGCAATAGAATTATAACTTTTTTTATAAATATACTAAAATGTTGAGGGAAAAATGACTGACATAACAAGCAAATTTAGAACTGATGTGGCAAAGCTTTTTATTGATGATGTGCAAACTGGTAACTATTATTTGTTTGCTTCACACGATCAAGATGAATTAACCACGAGCAGTGCATCTTCTATGAAATCCCTTTTAGAAAGAACAGTATTCGGTAAAAGAATTGATCCAGAAGAAGTTTATCATGCAATAAGAAATTATCCGTGGCAGCAAAATACAATTTATACTCAGTATGATGATCAGACAGATCTAGCCGATCAAAAATATTATGCGGTAGTATACCCAGAAAATAATGAAACTGGCGATTATAAAGTTTATAAATGCTTGTTTAATAATTATGGTTCAGAATCAATAAATGCACCAAATTATAGTGATGTCACTCCAGATCAAATTTATGAAACTGGCGATGGGTATGTTTGGAAATACATGTACTCGCTAACCGAATTTGAGTTTGATAAGTACAACACGCGCGGTTACATACCGATATTCCAAGAGGCCAACACATCAACTGTCAGCACGGGCGAAATAAACCAGATATTTATCACAAATCCAGATACAAATAGAGGTTACGAAAGCGTAGATGGAACAATTTTTCAAGTGTTACGCGGCGGTGAGAATAAAGTTGTAATTTCTGTAGTTTCCGGAGCTATAAATCCAATTGAAAACTACTACGCAAATTATTCTTTTTATGTCACAAACGAAAATAATACATCTCAAATTTATGAAGTAAACTCCTTCGTGTACAATTCTCCAACCAAAGCAACAATAACTCTAAAAGAAGGCGTTCCAGAAGACGGAGTTTTAGCAGAATCATCTTCCTTTCAAATATTGCCAAGCATAAAAATACTAGGTGACGGATCTGGCGCTGTAGCCATCCCAAGATTATCTCCAGAAGATGGAAACATAAACAGAATCATCGTGATAAATGAAGGCGCGGGATACACTCGTGCAACTGCGACTATACCAGATCCATTTGGTTTTGATCCAAACACTTTAAGTTCTGTAGATGAAAAAATAATACTTAGGCCTATAGTATCGCCACGAGCCTCGCACGGAACAAATCTCGCAGAAGAACTTTCTTCTAGACATGCAATCATATATAACGGATTTAATGAGTTTGATAACGAAGTAATACCGGCAACAAATACTTTTAGCCGGATAGGAATAGTTAAGAACCCAGAATTTAAAACTGCGAATACAACTCCAGATATTTTTAACAACACGCTAGAAGTTTTATTAGATGGGCATTCTTTAGAAGTAGACGAAATAGTTACCCAAATTGAAACAAACCCAGAAAGTGAATTCTATAATGAAATAACTTTTATGGGTAAAGTGAATGAGATCTCCGGCAACACTATCTGGCTACGTGAATATATGGGCGCATATCCCAACAATTTGAATTCTGCCAATACCGAATTTGATTTTAGCGATATATCCATTAATGCAGAATTACCGTTATATTCTTCGCGTGATGAAATTCTTGTAATAAATATAGCTGAAGATGCTGTTAAATCATCCAATTACATTCAGAGATCGGGTGAAGTTTATTATACTAATTCTTTTGCGCCGATTACAAGAACAGAAGAATCAAGAGAACAAATTAAAGTTGTTATTGAATTTTAAGGAAAAATAAATGCCAATTAATAAAGACCTTAACGTAGATCCGTATTTTGACGATTTCGATTTAACTAATCAGTTTTATCGGGTTCTTTTTAAACCGGCTTATGCAGTGCAAGCAAGAGAGCTTACACAGATGCAAACAATGATGCAAAACCAAATTGAACAATTTGGCGATAATATTTTCAAAGAAGGATCTATTATCAAGGGGTGTAACTTTACCGAGTTGGGCGATCTCAACTATGTCAAAGTTACTGACAAAGAAGGTTTTGACGTTTCAACATATGTTGGGTTTAGTGATACTGTCACTATAGGCTCTGAAGATTATGTTAGAGATAACACATACGAATTAAGAGGCCAGGTCACAGGAGTTACAGCGTCTATTATCGCAGCAACGCGCGGTTTTGAAACTAGAAACCCCGACCTAAGCACATTTTACATAAATTACACTACAACCTCTGCTGGCAATAAATTGTTTCAATCTGGTGAGCTTTTAAACATCTACAAAATAAGCACCGTCAGCGTTGGAACTTCTGTCAACAGATCAGAAGAGCTCGTAGATACTATAAACGTTACTACATTTTCTGGATCAGTAGGTAATTCTTTTGGGCTGAGAACTTCTCCTGGTATTATTTTCCAAAAAGGGCATTTCCTATATTCTGAAGAGCAATTAGTAATTATTTCAAAGTACACGAATATTCCGGATAATGTTTCCGTTGGATTTTTAGTTGAAGAAAAAATAATCAACGCGTTCCAAGACGAATCGCTCTATGATAACGCAAACGGATCTAACAACCAAAACGCCCCAGGCGCTGACAGACTGAAATTGATTCCAATTCTTACCGCGTTGGCAACAACAGAAGCAGATTTAGATACTGCATTTTTTACTCTTACTCGCTATTCAAACGGAAACGCTGTTACATTAAGAGATGTTTCACAATATAATGTCCTCGGTGAAGAAATGGCGCGCAGAACATACGAAGAATCTGGTGACTACATAGTAAGAGATTTCAATTCTAAAGTTATAAGAAGAGATGGTAATCTTAAGATTTCTGTAGGTAGTGGTCTTGCATATGTTAAAGGGTTTCGTGTAGAAAACTCAGCAGAATACATTTTAGATATAGATGAGATAGCTAATACTTCTTTTGACGAAATAACAAATCAAGCAACCTCTTTCAATTATGGCGGATATTTGAATTTGGCAAATTCGAACACCGCTGGTATAGTATCTATAGACGATTTTTCAACAGTTCAATTGCAAAACTCTGTATCTTCTAACATCGGTACTGCGAGAGTTAGAAGCGTAACTAATGACAAGATTTTTATATTTGATATACGTCTTACCGGTAGCAATTTATTAGGAAATGTTGAAAAAATAGTAGGAACTTCTGGATTTTTGTCAATCGATCCTAATTCAGTCATAAACAAATCTGATTCTGCTGCTATGATTTTTGATACTGGAATGACCAGCTTAAAATCGACTAGTAATATATCTTTGCCAGTAAGAACATCACGCGATCTAACGGGCATTTCTAGTAATACAGTAATAATATCTCCCGCCGCTGGAGAAGATTTTAATCTCGAAAACAATGATATATTATTCGTAGATAGTACAAATCTAAATATAGATGTAATTGATGCTTCACTGTCCGGAGATGATTTAGTTGTTACTCTTTCCGAAACTCCGTCTTCGAGCGCTACTATATATTTCAACAAACGAATTATAGATGCTACTCCATTTACAAAAGCTAGCATAGATTTGTTTGTAAAATGCGACGTTACAAGTACAGACTTTACATCGTCTGCAAAATACAATTTAGGGTTTCCAGATGCTTATAAAATAAATTCGATAACAGACTCTGCAGATAATGATGTGACATCGAGTTTTAGATTAAGAACAAACCAAAAAAATAACTATTACGATCACTCATACATAGAATATATCCAGGGTAGAACCGTACCAGCTGACGGCTTGATAACTGTTTCAATAACTGCTTTTAAGTTAAATGACACGGCTGGAGAATATTTCTTTACTGTAGATAGTTATCCAGGCGGTGTTCCAAAAAATGCAATTAAATCTTTTGCGTCAGGAGGAAAGACTTATGAATTAAGAGACTCTTTAGATTTTAGACCATACGCCGAGCCAATTTCAGGCGCTAATTATACGAATGCTTCATTGTTAGCTACAGCGCCAACTGTAAGCGATCTATCAACTGGAGTAAATGTTGCGCCAACATTTACGGCGTCTTATGAAATACTCACGCCCGCTTTAAATCAAGTAGCGCAAATAGATTATGAGTTTTATCTAAATAGAACTGATATCATAACAGTCGACTCTTATGGCAAAATATCTTTAGTAAAGGGTAACGAAGTTATAAGATCTTTACCACCTACAGTACCTGATAATCAAATCAAAATCGCAGATGTTTATGTGCCTGGCATACCAGCGCTGACTCCTGGAGAAAGTAATGATCAAAATCGTAATCAATATGCGGTTAAAATTACTCCGAAGGGTGTAAAATCTTATAAGATGAAAGATATACAAGATCTTGAAAAAAAGATAGACAACATTGGGTATTACGTTCTTTTGAGTGCACTAGAAACCGAAACTAAAAATTTAAATGTCGTTGATGAAAACGGACTAGACAGATTTAAAAACGGTATTATAGTTGATCCATTCAACGATTTAAATATTGCAAATGTTGATGATGCTGAATTTAACGCTGCGATAGATTTTACTGAAAAATCTTTAATGCCGGCAGTACAAGCTCTTCCATTGAATTTAAAATACAAATCTTCAGCTAGCGCTTCGCTATTTCCGACTACGGATAACGCAAAAATAGCTACATTACAAAGAAACCAAGATATTTCTATAATTTCACAGCCTTATGCTACTGAGTTTAGAAATTGCGTGAGTAATTTTTATTCATATTCGGGTATTGGTGAGCTATCGCCAGAATATGACGCTTTATATGACACTGTAACAAATCCAGTAAATATTAGCGTAGATTTGACATCGCCACTTTCTCAATTTACTGACGCTATCCAAGAATTTATTCCTTTAACATCTACCAGTAGCGCATTACTTGCATCATCAAGCAATTTTATCGGAAGTGATACAATTGTATCTAATACATTTAGAGATACGACTACGAGCTTGCAAGTTTCTGGATCTCAAGTAAATGAAAGCCCGGTTGGTGATTTTGTAACAAATCTATCATTTAATCCATACATGAGAAGTAGAGATGTAAATATTTACATGTCTGGTCTTAGACCTAATACTACACACTATTTCTTTTTTGACGGAGTAGATGTTAATAGTAGTATAATACCAGGCAATATAGTGGATAACGCAGATCAGATATTGAGAAACGGCTTTCCTGGCGATGTTGTAACATCTGATGCACAAGGTGTCATAAGAGCAGTTTTTCTTTTACCCGAATCTACATTTTTTGTCGGTGATAGAAAATTAGAAGTTGCAGATGTTGATGCATACGCGTCAATTTCAAGCGGCTCGACCTCTTACGGATTTTTAATGTATAGAGCATACAATTTTTCAATAGAAAAATCTGCGCTAACAGTTTCAACTCGAGCCCCAGCTTCTTTCATAAGTCAAACATCTACTGATAGAACCGTTACAAGAAGAATTGCGCCAGTTAGGCAAGCTGATGGTGATCCTTTAGCTCAGACTTTTTTCATAAAAGGCGGCATGGGCCTCGGGTCGGATACTGTATTTGCTTCAAAAATAGACTTATATTTTAAAAGAAAATCAGTATTAAACGGCGTGACAATTCAATTACGTGAAGTCGTTAATGGATATCCATCATATAACGTTTTACCTTTTGGCGAAAAACATCTAATTCCAGCCGAAGTAAATACATCGGATGACGCGTCAGTAGC